TACCTCCTAATCAAATAGGAAATAAAAGTATAAAATTATTATATACTCAAATATACATATTTAGTAAGGATGACTTTACTACAGATACAGTTCCTGCTTATGCTGACCCAGAAGGAGATATTGCAGAAGCTGTAAAAATAGTTACATTGCCTACAATAGGAGTATTAGAATTAGATTCAATTGCGGTAAGTCCTACACAAGAAATACTTATAACTGATATTGAAGCAAATAAATTAGTATATACTGCTGATGCTGCTACTTTAATTCCTTACATTGATTTAGATTTAACATTTGATGTATCAGATGTAGGTTCTTCTACATTTTCTGGATTAACACCTGGAATTATTACTTTTTCAGTAGCAGGAAAAACTAATGAACCACCTACAGTAGGAGATGGCTCTGCAACAATAAACTATGGAGAAACATTAATATTTACTTCTGCAATGTTTACAACAGCTACAGTACCTGCGTATTCAGATCCAGAAGGAGATAATCCATCTGAATTAAAAATACTCACATTACCTACACTAGGTGAAGTACTTTACGAAGGACTACCAGCAGTAAATAACTTAATAATTACTATGGCAAATATAGATGCAGGTAAATTAACATATGTACCTGATTTAGCAGATATAGATGGAGATTTACAAGGATTTACATTTGCAGTATCTGATACAGGTTCAAATATATTTGTAGAATAAAAAAAAATAAAATGGCAGATTTTAATATTACAATTAATAGTAAAGAATCATTTTATGTAGATCCTTTCTCACAAATATCTACAGATTGTGCCTCTATTTTTGATTATTATATATACTCTAGTGTTGGAGATTTAATAAATATTTCTGTAATAGGTAATCCAGTTAATTTATATTATAGAGTAGATGGTATAATATATCCATTTACAAATCTTGTAGAAGGGATTATATTTGATACAACAATATTTTTACAATTTATTTTAGTAAATTCAGGTAGTGCAGGTGCATTTAATTTTGCAAGTATAAATATAACAAATACCACTACTGGAGACTCATTTTCAGATTTAGTTAATAGATTAGATGATTCAAAACCATGTACTATATTACCTTTTTCTACAGGTCTTACAGTAGATTCAACATTAATAACAGTGGATTCAACATTAATAACAGCAGATAATGGCTAAACAAATAATAAACATAGGTACTACCCAAAATGATAGTACAGGGGATACTTTAAGAGATTCTTTTGATAAAGTAAATAATAATTTTAATGAACTATATCCTAGTTACATTAGTAAATTTACAACTTACACTATTCTTACTACAGATAATATTATAGAATGTACTACTAATTCTTTTACAGTTACATTACCAACCGCCGCAGGTATACAGGGGAAACAATTTATTATAAAAAATAGTGGACCAGGTATTATAACTATAGAAACGGATGATTCAGAAACAATAGATACACAATCAACACAATCTATTGGATCATTTTCATCTATATCACTTATTTCAAATGGAACTAACTGGATAATAATATAAAAAATGAGTTATTTTAAAGACATAGACGCAACAATTCAATCATCAACTTCTCCTCTGTATGTTGTTAAATTTAGTAATATAACAGCAGAAACAACAACAACAAGTTTAGGTGCGTTAGATGATTATAGTATAAATGTTACAAGTGCAGCAGGATTTGTAGTAGGACAATACTTAACAGTATATAACGTAACAAATAATAGAGTATTTTTTGCAAATGTATTAGCAATTAATACATTAGTTATTACATTAGATAGGCCACTAGATTTTGCTTTTCCTATTGGTTCAGATGTAACAGTAGGTTCAACTAATATGAATGTAAATGGGAGTGTTACACCGCAGATATTTGGAGTAAGAAATCCTGGCATAACTGATATTCCTTTAGTTGTTGATATTTCAAGAATTATGCTTTCTTCTTTAACAGCATCAGAACCTCAATTATCAGATTTTGGAGATATTACTGGAGGATTAGATAGAGGTATTCAACTTCGTAGAGTAGATGGAACATATCAAAACATTGCTAACTTTAAAACTAATATGGAAATTAAAGAAGCTGTATTTGATTTAGAAATTCAGACAGTAGCAAAGAATTCTCAGGATGGTATTACAGGTAGATTTACTTTTGAAAAACTAGGTCAAGTAGTAAGAATAGGAGCAGGTGAAGATTTACAGGTAGTTATACAAGATGATTTAACGAGTTTAACAACTTTTACAATGTTGGCAGAAGGTTCAGAAGTAGTAGATTAAAATTACTAAATGTAATAAAAAATGGAAATAAAAGTATTCAGATATAATAGTGATGTAGACCATACTAATAGTATAATATTAATAGATGGTAAATACCAATGTGATGGTTTAGAAGATGAATACAGAAGTTTTAAAAAGAAACATGAGACTAGAATACCTGATGGTTCTTATAAAATTAAATTAAGAACTGAAGGTGGATTTCATCAAAAGTATCGTAAAAAATTTGGGCATTGGCATCAAGGCATGTTATGGATTAAGGATGTTCCAGGATTTGAATATATCCTTATACACATAGGAAATGATGATGGCGATACTTCTGGTTGCTTAATTGTAGGTTCTGCAGGTAAGAATGACCAAAATTGGATAGCCTCCAGTACAACCGCTTATAAAGCTTTATATCCTAAAATAAGAAATGCTATATTAAGATATGAAAAAGTAACAATAGAATTTATAACATTAGATAATCCATGAAAAATATATATAAATATTTAATAGCATTTGCACTAGGGGGACTAGCAATATTTCTTATATTAAAAGAAGATAAGGTAGATGTAGAAGTACCAATTGATATAGACTTTACTACCCCAACTATAATAAAAGAATTTGATACTGTCTATATAACTAATACTGAGTATATTAAGTTATTAACAGAAGGTAAAAAAGAAATAGATTCTGTATATTTTGAAGAGTATAATAAACTAAAAGATTCTGTTGACAAAGCAGAACTATTTAAAAAAGCTATCTCTATCAATACTTATAATGAAAGAGTAGAAGATGATACTTTAAAAATAGATTTACATATGAAGACTAGAGGTGATTTACTTCTATATCATGTAAAATATAAAGTAAAACCATTACAGTACACTATAGATACTACTATTACAGTACCTATTCCACAAAGTGCTAAGTTCTTTGTAGGAGCAGACGTAATACTTCCATCTGATTTAATAAAGATGAAACCATCTATTGAGCCAGGTGTTCTTTTGGTCAATAAAGAGTCAAGTAAAACATATAGAGTAGGTTATGACCCATTAAATAAAGTGTGGAATGCAGGAGTTTATTTTAGGTTATAATAAAAATAATTATAAAATAAGTCCCATAAAACTTGCATATCTCGTTTATTTTTTGTATCTTTACAGGGTTACAAAGAAAGTAACAAAGAAAGTAATAGTTTAATTAATCATAAATAAATATAAAATATGATAGTATGTTGCATTATTAGTGCTGTTGCAGGAGCAGTAGTTTTTGGTTTAGTACTGAGGAATAACCCAAAATTAGGAGCCAAGTTAGGAGTTATAGTTGATAAGATTGAAGAGGAAGTGAAACCTACAACTAAAAAAACTACTAAGAAATAAGAATATGGAATTAGAGGAGATAAAGGAATTTTTAAAGGAAAAACCTGGATATTTAAAGGAAGGAGCTAAAAGATTAAGAAACCATTTAAGAAATAAAGGATTTGCTACAACTATTTACACTTGTAAAGAAGCTCTAAGACAAGGTAGAGCAAGTGCTAGTAAGTATGAAGACAAAGTTAGTAAAGGAGAAGCTAGAGTATTAATATATGATATTGAAACTTCACCTAACATTGGATGGTTTTGGAGAGCAGGATATAAATTAAATATACCCGCTACAAATATTACAAAAGAAAGAGCAATTATTTGTGTAAGTTACAAATGGTTAGGAGAAGATCAAGTTTATAATCTAGCTTGGGATAAGAACCAAGATGATAAGTTCTTAATAGAACAATTTGTAGATGTACTAAATGAATCTGATTTAATTGTAGCACATAATGGAGATAGATTTGACCTTAAATGGTTAAAGACTAGAGCATTATTTCACAGAATACCAATGTTACCTAACTATAAAGCGTTTGATACATTGAAAGTAGCCAAGAGTAAGTTATTATTTAACTCTAATAGATTAGATTACATAGCTAAGTTCTTAGGACATGAAGGAAAAAATCATACATCAATTGATTTATGGTTAGATATTATGTTTAAGAAATGTAAAGTAGCAATGAATACTATGTTAGAGTATTGTGATGAAGATGTAAGACAGTTAGAAAAAGTTTATCAAGAACTTAGATACTTAGACAACCCAAGATTACATGAAGGAGTTATGACAGGTAAAACTAAACAAACTTCTCCAATAACAGGAAGTGTTAATATCAAGCACATTAAGTCAATAACTACAAATAGAGGCACAACAAAACATATCATGATAGACAAAGAAACTAAAAGGTACTTTGAAATGTCAGATACAAATTATAAGAAATATAAATTAATAAACAAATAACAGTACTTACTACGCTATAGCATAAGAACAGCGTCCCAGAGTAAGTCTTATAACCAAACCCTCTCTACACCAGAGGGGGTTTATTATTTACATAACAATGGCAAAGCTTAAAGAAATAATTTATGATGTTAGAGAAGCATTAAAAGAATTTTCAGATGATTCAGAGCTTGATAATAGATATATAACTTACTTATATAATATCAAGAGAGCTAAATATCTTAGAATGGAACTCAATAATTATAATCGTAGGATAGATTTATCTGTTCAACAGTCAGTCTGTTTATCTATGGAATTAGTAGATGGAGATGATTGTGGAGATGATTGTCCTAAACTTTTAAGAAGTACATTACCAGTTCCAACGCCCTTAGAACTACATACTAAACCAGCTATTATAAATGTACGTCCAACTAGTAAAATAGCGATACCTTTTAATTTCATAACTAAGCAGAAGATTGCATTCATTGAAGGAGCGCAGTTTGCTAATGGTTTGTACTCGTTTATAGATGATGATGGCTATTTATATGTTTATAGTCTTTCAGACTCTTACATGCTCTTAAATTGCGTTACAGTGACTGGAGTATTCTCAGACCCATTAGACTTAGCTAATTATCCTAAGTGTTGTGACTGTACTGCTTTTGAAGCACCATGTTATGATGAGTTAGAAGATGAGTATCCTTTACAGCCACATTTTGTAGATTTAATTAGAATTGAAATAGTAAAAGAATTAGCAGGACTAGGACAAATACAAGAAGATAAAGAAAACAATAGTAATGATGTATAGAGACGAAGATTGGAATTAATATGGAGAGAGAACATAAAGTAATTTGTGATTATGGTATGGGAGACTACTACAAACACTATATATCTACTCATAAAAAAATAGACAAAGTAACATTTAATAATATAGTTACAGATTTTCATACAGAATTAAGAGAACTTATTATATTAGAAAATGTAGGCTATACAATGCCTGGAGTTAACTTTGAACTAGTATTGAAGAAAGAGAAAAGAAAGCCTAAGATTAAAGATGGTAAGATATTAAACAATATACCAGTAGACTGGCAAGCTACAAAAGCTCTCTGGAACAGAGATGAAGAAGCAAAAGAAAAAAAATTATTAGTACGTTATAATAATTCCCATACTTCAGGATATGTATTTAGAATATATTTTAAAAAGTTTGGAGCTAAAATAAAAAATAGAAGCGTATACAAATTTCAAGTAAATAGAGACTTTAAGAGACAGATTAGTAAGTATATAAAAGATCCTGATATGTCAATAGATGCCTTTTTACTTTATAAAAATCACATATAATGTATAATGGAAACACAATCTCTTTAAAGAGAGTACTTTGGAAGGTAATGAATAGCGCATTCATGCAAGATCTATCATATGAAGGAGCTGCTGAATTAGCTTTAGAAGCTATTAGATTAATAGGAGCGCCATTATCATATGAAAATAAAGTTACAAGGCCTTTATTAAAAATAATAGACCATAAAGCTTCCTTACCAACAAATTTAATATTAATAAGAGGTGCAAGAGCATTCACTGGTAATGATGAAAATGAAGGTCAAGGTATACCTATGACTACTGCTACAGATATATATCATCAAGGTGCAGGATGTTATGAAACAGATACTAACTGTGATTTAGGATTTGAAGTAACATATGAAGTTAAGTCAGGAGTAATAACTACATCATTTAAAGATGGCTATGTAGAAGTTGCTTATCAAGCAATTGCAACTGATGATGATGGATTTCCTTTAATACCTGATAATCAAGACTTTATACTAGCAATAGAATACTATATTAGATACAGAGTAATGGAATCTCTATGGGAAGCTGGTAAAGTAGCTGATAAAGTATTTAATAGAGTAGACCAACAAAAATGCTGGTATATGGGTGCAGCTCAATCTGATATGCAATTCTCTAATATGGACCATGTAGAAGCAACTATGAATTCTATTAACCGTCTTATCATAAACAGCAGTGCTCAAAGAAACTTCTTTAAGTTTATGGGCAAAAATGAAAGAATCAAAAAATACTAATAATGGCAAATAAACAAGCTGTATATACATTTGGAGGAGTTAACCAAGATACTACAAAAAGTAAACACAGGCCTGAATATTATTTTGAAGGCCAACATATAAAGATACTTGCCACTGATTCTCAATCTACTGGTAGTGTAACTAATGAGGTAGGTAATACTAATGTTATTACTTTACCTGATATTCTAATTACTACTGCTAGTAGTATTATAGAGTATGGTATATATGATGTAGACACTGCGTCTATTCCAGACCCAACTACTTTAAACTATACTAGTGGTAATGAGATAGATATACAAGTAACTAATGGAGATTTACCTATATTATCCAGAGCACAAACTATTATAGGACATATAGAAACTAGAGAAGGATTAGTCTTGTGGACTACTGATGGCTCTGGTTTTGATTGTATATGGTATATCCCTAATATTCTAGATGGGGGATACACTTTAGAATTATTATATGTAAGAAACTTTGGTTTCTCTACTGCATATCCTATACAAGCAATATTTAACTACGAAAATAAAAATATACAAAAAGTATATTGGGTAGATGGTTTCCACCAGATACGTAACTTAAACTTAACACATAACGAAATAGAGGATAATACTCCTTTAATTGATATACCAACAAGTACAATTAACTTAGTAGGTACTATCGCTTTTTCACAGCCTAAGATAACTAGTGTAATTTCTGGTGGTACACATACTGCTGGAGTAATACAATATGGATATAATCTATTTAGATTAAATGGTTCTCAAACTAAAATAGCACCTCTATCAGAATTAATAGCATTAGATAAAGGAAATAATCAAGGAGGAGGAGATTTAAATGAAGTAGTATCAGCTACTCCTGTTGTAAGAATAGATAATATAGATAGTTCATATACTAATATAAAAGTATATGCTATTAAATATACTAGTTTAAATGCATTGCCTTCTGTTAATTTAATATCAGAACAAGTATTAACTGGTACTTCTATAACAGTATATGACAATGGTTCTGTAATAGAGCCACTTTCTTTAGATGAATTTTTGTTTTTAGGAAGTAATCCTTTAGTACCTCAGCACATAGAGTCTAAAGATAGTAGATTGTTTTTATCAAATATACAAGATAATGCATTTGAAATGCCAAAAGAATTAGATACTAGGGCGTATGGATTTCCAGAAGCAGGAGAACGAGCTAAAGTATGGAAAAATCCTGAATTAAATGCTGCAGGAGACTTAGCATATAATAAAAACTTTACTTACGTATATTCTACACAAGATTTTGTACTTGACTCAAAGCATCCAGCTATAAATATGCTGTATGAAGATCAAAGATATCAAGCTGTTAGTAGTATAGAAGGAGGGGAAGGAAAGTATATAAAATATAGGCTTAATACAAAAGAGGCTTCAGAGTTACAAAATAACCCAGAAGAGTATAAGTTTTTTAAAGATGGTGAACTACATAGAGTAGGAATTCAATTTTATAATAACTTAGGACAGATTAGTCCTCCTAAATGGATAGCAGATTTTAGAGCAGGTAGTGGTAACCTAAATGGCTTTTATAACACATTAGAGGTTACTTTAAAGCCAGAATTTTATACTTGGTTAAATGATTATGAATTTGATACAGAAGCGGATAGACCAATAGGATATAAAGTAATTAGAGCAGATAGAACAACTGCAGATAGAACCATAATATGTCAAGGAGCATTGACACAATATATGGTCCAAACTACTAGAAAAAAAGATGAACCTAATTATTGGAGTAATGAAACTATTAGAGAGTCAGAGAGTAATGATTTATCTAAAATTCCAATAACAGTATCTAGAGGGTTTACAA